TTTCTCAGATCATGATTGAAAAAATTGAAGCAGATGACATCATTAGTTATGTTGCACAAATGCAGCATTTTAAGGACGCTCAGAAGGTTATAATTTCAAGTGATAAAGATTTCTATCAACTCTGTAATGATAAAACAGTAGTTTATAGGCCGGTCCAAATTGAGTTCATAAACGTCAAAAGACTAGTTGAGACGTTTGGTATACACCCTAACAACTTCGCCCTTGCAAGGGCCATTTGCGGCGACAAGAGCGACAATCTAGACGGTGTAGGGGGAGCGGGCTTAAAGACCGTTGCTAAGCGGTTTCCGTTCCTCTCAGAGGCTAATCCGCATGAGATCCAGACACTTTTTGAAGCTTGTGAATCAGTGGAGAAGCCATTAAAAGTTCATCATAATATTTTGAGCGGAGAGAAGAAAATACAGAGAAATTATAAAATGATGCAGTTATATACTCCTCTTATCTCGGTGCAGGCAAGTCAAAAGATTAAGTACGCAATTCAGGAGATGACACCTGAGTTGAATAAAACTCAATGCATCGGCTTGATGATTGAAGATGGAATTGGTGCATACGATTGGTCAGAAATGTTTGCAACAATGAAAAGATTTTGCTTGACAACAAGCAAAAGATGATGTATGATAAGTAATATAAAATAAAAGGAGAGCTTACTAAGCATGACATATAAAATAATTGACGCGGATCCTTGGGACGAAAAGGAAGAAAAACAAAGCATAAAACAGATTGCTAAACAATATCTAAAAACATTTTTGGATGGGTCTTTTCAAAGATATGGCGGCATTGACCGTGGATCAGGTTGGGATAAAAAGCAGTGTTCAGAATTTGTTGGCAATCTTATCACTGGAGGAGCAGTTGGTTCAAGAGTCATGACTGCTAAGGTAGAAGATTGTCTTAGGTGGGCCAAAGAACAAAAATCTCAGGAAGATATCGAATATTTTCAAGGGGTCTTAGATCAGGGGTTTGAGGAGATTAGCATTGATGGCAATAACACCGCAAGCTCGATCAGTGGGTTTGTGGAAGGAAAGCTTCCAGCGTTAATTCCGGATTCTGTAACTGGAGCGAGAATAAAAAAATATTTTAAAGATCTTGATGAAGAAGAGCAAGACTCTGTTCTCCACTACAAGCAGCTAACAAAAATTATACTAAGGAGAATTTCTAAAGATGCCATGTGTGATATATTTAGGAACGTAAATAGAGCAATACCGCTAAATCACCAAGAGTGGAGGCAAGCAAATCCAACTGACTTGGCGGCAACTATTAGAGAGATTGCTAATATGTCAACTATTAGAGATGGTTTTCTATTTGTATTCAAAAATGCTAATAGCTACGATAAAAGAACTCACGAATCAATGACAGCGCAGCTTTGCATTAAGCATGACAAAAGCTTCGATACCAGTCTTAAGAAAAAAGCCTTGGATGAATATTACGAAGAAAATAATAGTGTCGACTCAAATACGCAAACAACTGTTAGAAATATTTTAAAAGAGGTCAAAAAATGTAGGGCTGCGGTACTGAATAAGAACCAAATAACAACCGGACTGTGGCATAATCTCTGTGACGTCATTTACCTCGTTGATGAGTATGGTCTCCAAATCGACGATTATAAGGACTTCTCGACATGGTTCCTAACGAAGAATACAAAGTATAATGAATATGCTGAAACTGTTATAGAAAAAGAGAAAGAAGAAAAGTCTTACATTCATTGGACTACGACTTATGGTGATCAAAAATTTTATAGGAAAACCGCGCTGCTTTTCGGCAGAGACCTGTATGATGAGAAAGAAGAGCTTATTAACAATAGCGTGCTAAGTGAAAAACCAAAGATTCGAACCAGCAAGGACAACTTTACATTCGATGACAAGCTTGAATTGTGGGGACTTCAAGGTGGGAAAACTAGAGACGGAGATGTTGTTGACATACTTGATCTTTACAGGGGAGGCAAGTACGAAACTGACCATGTTAAATCCGTTGCTAACGGCGGTGAAACAGCCATAGAAAATGCTGAACTTATGACTACGAAAGAAAATAGAAAGAAGGGCTCTAAGGATAATGAACCACATTTTGATTTTCAAAAACCAGAAGTCATGAGTCGTCAAGTTGCAGAATAATATTGAAATATACAACAAAGAAGGTCTCGAGTTTTTATTAGATATTCCAGACAACTCTATAGACCTCGTTCTAATTGACCCTCCATACATAACCTCTAAAGAATCAGGTATGGATAAATGGGTCAAACATGTAAATCAACAAAATAAGTCTGGCTCGGTCGATGTAAAAACCGAAAAAGAGTGGGGCAACTATAAGTCTGCTGAAGAATGGGAACGATGGTTTGAAGCCGGCAATGTGCCGGAGGATTTACGTAGTAAGCAACTAGAAAAACTAAAACAAGATTATCTAAAGTACGGAAGCATTTACGGCAAAAAATATGCTGTTCAAACTGACTTTGGCTCTTGGGATTCTGATTTTTCCATGGAACAATTGGATTTGTTTGTTGAGCAATTTTATCGCGTTCTTAAGAATAGCGGAACTTGTATTATATTCTTCGATCTCTGGAAGATATCTTATCTGAAGGAAAAAATGGAAGGAACCAACTTCAAGCAACTGAGATTTGTTGAGTGGATAAAAACAAACCCGCAGCCTCGCAATAGCAGCCTTAATTATCTTACAAATTGTAGGGAAATAGCTCTTCTTGGAGTTAAGAAAGAAAAGCCTACTTTCAACAGTTCGTATGATAACGGCATGTACCAGTATCCAATTCATTCGGGAAAAGATAGATGTCATCCAACTCAGAAGAGTCTGCCTTTGTTTGAGGAGTTAGTCACCAAACATTCAAACAAGGGTGACACTGTTTTGGATTGTTTTCTTGGTTCTGGGACAACTGCCATGGCCGCGAACAACACAGGAAGAAACTTTATCGGATGTGAATTAGATAAAAAATATTATGACAAGTGCATGGAAAGAATGAACTTGACAAAGAAAGAAGATTAGTGTATATTAGAATAATGATTCACGATAAAGATAGAGAGATGGAGAAAATTATAATTGAAATACTTGAAGATTTTAACAGTTATTCAACAAATATCTCCTCAGAAATTTCTAGAAGGATGATTGCAAAAGCAGTCGTTAAAAAAATTAAGAAGATGTATAACTATGATATAAAATATTTTTATAGTTAATATTCACGCTCGTAGTTCAGTAGGTTAGAACGCCACTCTTATAAGGTGGAGGTCTCTGGTTCAAGTCCAGCCGGGCGCACCAAAAAAAAAGAGCAATTATGACAAAAGAAGAGAGAGTAGATTTTTCAAAATATGGCAAAGATTTTCAAGAAAAATTATGCCAACTGATTCTGCAAGACAGAATTTTTTGCGATCAAATCGAAGAGGTGTTAGATATACAGTTCTTGGAACTCAAGTATCTTCGTGTTTTTATTGAGAAAGTTTTCTCTTACAGAGAGAAGTATAAAGTCCACCCAACAGTTCGCATCATGCTAACAATAATGCGTTCTGAATTAGATGATGAAAATGACGCTACACAAAAACAAGTGAGAGATTATTTTTCTAGAATTCATAAATCTGATATGGAAGTTGAGGGAGAGGGGTATATTAAGGACACTGCTCTTGATTTTTGTAGGAAACAAGTACTGAAAGAGGCCATGCTTAAAAGTGTTGGGCTTCTCAAAAGCTCTTCATTTGATGAGATTGCATGTACAATTAACGATGCTCTCAAATTAGGATGTGATAACAATTTTGGCTATGATTACCTGAAGGATTTTGAAAAAAGATTTCAGATTAGATCTAGAAACCCTGTGACGACTGGGTGGGATTATATTGATGACATAACGAAAGGCGGGCTTGGCAGAGGGGAGCTTGGAGTGGTTGTTGCGCCGACTGGAGCAGGAAAATCTATGGTTTTGGTTCATCTTGGTGCTCAAGCAATAAAAGAAGGAAAAAATGTTGTCCATTACACTTTAGAATTATCCGATACTATGGTAGCATCAAGATATGACAGTTGTATAACGGGAGTACCACTTAAAGACTTGTTTGTGTTCAAAGAACAGATTTATGAGAATGTTCAAGACCTTGAAGGTGGCTTGATTGTTAAAGAATATCCAACAAAGTCAGCCTCTACAAGAACTTTAGAAAATCATCTTGAAAAATTACGGCAACGAGATTTTAATGTTGATATGGTTCTTGTTGATTACGGAGATCTTTTAAAACCAAATGTTATTCGTAAAGAGAAAAGAATGGAGTTGGAATCTATTTATGAAGAGTTAAGAGCGATTGCTCAAATATTCGACTGTCCTGTTTGGACAGCTTCACAAACTAATAGGTCTGGATTGAATGCTGAAGTTATAACAATGGAATCTATTTCCGAAGCCTTTAACAAATGTTTCGTCGCAGATTTTATTTTTTCCATTTCCAGGACAATTGAGCACAAAAATACAAACACTGGAAAATTGTTTGTTGCTAAAAATAGGTTTGGTCCCGATGGACTGATACACCCTATATTTATGGACACTTCAAATGTCTGTATTAAAGTGTTTGAATCTATTGATGAATCCATCGACGATCTTAATGCTAAAGCAGCTAGAGATAAAGCAGCAAAGGAAACTAAAGAGCAGGCGACCTTACTGAAAGAAAAATATAAACAATTTAAAAACGGGAGGAACAAGAAAGATGCACAGTGAAGAACATGTACAAGAGACTGCGTTAAAATATTTTAACGATGATCGGCTGGCTGCTAACGTTTGGATGACCAAGTATGCCTTAAAAAATAAGAAAGGCGACTTCGTAGAAGAGAGCCCTAACGATATGCACGTTCGTATGGCGAAAGAATTTGCCAGAATGGAGCAAAAGTTTGGCGGAAAAGGTGCGCTTTCACAAGACGATATATATGAACTGCTAAAAAACTTCAAATACGTTGTTCCTCAAGGCTCTCCAATGATGGGTATTGGAAACAATTACGTTAACGTTTCTTTATCAAATTGCGTCGTCGTCGATTCTCCGAAGGACAATATTTCTTCAATTGTTGATTCAGGTAAATACCTCGCTAACCTGTTTAAGCGCCGTTGTGGTGTAGGGCTCGACATTTCTGAATTGCGTCCCGAAAACGCCTCTGTTAACAACTCTGCCGGTACTACAACTGGCGCCTGGTCCTTCGCTGATTTCTATTCTTATGTATGTCGCATGATCGGGCAGAACGGAAGACGAGGAGCGTTAATGATCACGATGGACGTAAAGCATCCTGATGTTGAACAATTTGTGGCTATGAAACACGATTTAACGAAGGTTACCGGAGCAAACGTATCAGTTAAAATAAGTGATGAGTTCATGGAAGCAGTTGAAAATAAACAAAAGTTCACTTTGCAGTTCCCTGTCAATTCTAGTAACCCAACCATAACAAAAGAAATCGAAGCAAAAGAATTGTGGGATCTCATTGTTGAGTCAGCAACGAAAACGGCTGAACCGGGACTCATGATGTGGGACAATATCATTAATAACCTTCCAGCAGAATGTTATGCTGATGTCGGGTTTAAAACTATTACGACGAATCCTTGTGGAGAAATACCACTTTCTGCTTATGATAGTTGCCGCTTAATTTCGATCAATCTCAAAAATTTCGTAAGTAAGCCGTTCAAGAATCCGAAGTTTAATTTTAATAAACTTTATAAAGTTGCAACTCAAGCGATGAGACTGTCAGATGATTTGGTGGAACTTGAGATTGAGAAGCTCGAAAATATTATTAAAATTTGTGATACAAAGGACGAAAGAGCTTTATGGAAAAATCTTTTAAAGGCTTGTCAAAATGGTAGGAGAACTGGACTGGGGACTCATGGACTAGCGGACGCAATTGCATGTCTGAACCTTCGCTATGATTCTGACGAGGCCTTGAAGGTGATAGAAAAAATTTATGAAACTTTAAGAGATGCTGCGTATACAGAAAGTGTTAATTTAGCAAAGGAACGCGGAGCTTTTCCAGTATTTGATTGGGAGAAAGAGAAATCGAATTCCTATATTTCGAAACTGCCAAAAATTTTGCAGGAACAAATTTCCAGATTTGGAAGACGCAATATCTCCATTCTTACAAACGCTCCCACTGGTTCTGTTTCTATTATGTCACAAACCAGCTCTGGACTTGAACCCGTCTTTAGAAATTCTTACAAACGAAGGCGCAAGCTTTCTCACAACGAAAAAGATATTACACCGGACTACATCGATGAGCTTGGAGACAAATGGTTAGAATACGATGTTTTCCACCACAATCTGCAGGAATATCTAGATCTACTAAAAACGGAAGAAGTCCCGGACTTTTTTGTTGAGAGTGACCAAATTGACTGGCCAAAAAGAGTAGAAATTCAGGCTGCCGTCCAAAAAAGTATAGATCATTCGATTAGCTCAACTATCAACCTACCAAAGGGCACCGACCCAAGTGTTGTAGGCAAACTTTATTTCGAAGGGTGGAAAAAAGGGCTTAAAGGTATAACAGTTTATGTTGACGGAAGCAGAAGTGGCGTTCTCGTAACAAAAAATTCCAAGGGAACATTTCCACAAAATGGTGCTCCGAAAAGACCGAAAGACCTTCTTTGTGATATCCACCATACCACTATCCAAGGTGAAAAATGGACAATTCTTATCGGTATTTATGATGACAAGCCATATGAAGTTTTAGGAGGTCTTTCAAACTTGATCGAGATCCCAAAAAAACATATTCATGGAACTTTGACAAAACACACCTTTAAAACCAGAAACAACAGATACGATCTTCAAGTAGACGAAGGGGACGACGCTATTTTTATCAAAGATGTTGTGACCGTTTTTGACAACCCAACAAATTCAGCATTCACAAGAATGATTTCTCTCGCACTGCGGCATGGAGCAAAACCAAGCTTCCTCGTTGAACAACTCCATAAAGATCGAGACAGTGACATGTTCAGCTTCTCAAGGTGTGTCGCGAGAATTCTTAAGAACTACATTCAAAATGGGGAAAAAGTGGAGAGCGATAAAGTCTGCGAAGTTTGCGAACAAGAAGGCTTGACTTATCAAGATGGGTGTGTAACTTGTGCTAAATGTGGCTACGCAAAATGTGGTTGACATTTGTTTCAAAAAATTCTATAATCAAAAAGGAGGATAAAAAATGAAACTTAATTATTTATTACCAGAAAAAGAGGCAAACGAACTTTGTGACGGTTCCAGAACTAGACTGAGGAAGCACGCGTGGCTTTCCGGCGGCCAATTGCGTAAGTCTGTTGACGGATCTGTTGGAGCGGAATTTTTTTGCAAAAGGTGCGAGAGGAGATATTGGCATTTTTTCACACAGGAAGAATACGAGACATATAAAAACCTTTTAGGAGAAGTAGCATGAAATTTGAACCAAGAAATAGGCACCTGTTGGTGGAAAAGCTTGAAAACGAGGAAGAAAAATCAAATGTTTTATTGCCAGAGGGATATAAAAAAGTTGAAGAATATTCACTTTTGCGTGTACTGTCTGCAAGTCCGGACTGTTCCGTAGCGGCCAGAAAGGGCGAGAAAATTATTGCTCCCAGTCACCTGATTCAAGATATTAGGGTAGGAGAAGAAGAATTTTCTATTGTTTTAGAAAATCATGTGTGTGGGGTGGTACACGACGGATGATGACTTATGCCGAATTAATCTGTGCTGCCGTGTTGTCAATTGGTATGCCAAATGCAGAGTATGCATGCAAACACATGGACACAGTTGTAAAGTATTCCGAGAAATATGATATCGATCCAGCTATATTAACTGCTTTAATTTATGTTGAGAGCAGATGGAGTCCAAAAGCAGAAAGCAAATCAGGAGCCTGTGGCTTAACTCAAGTGATCCCAAAATGGTCGAGAAAATTTGGATACGTAAGCTGTCGTCAGCTTAAAAAAAATCCTGAAATGGCGATTAGAAAAGGCGCACAAATACTTCATCATTGGATTTATAAATATGGTCGAGGAGATATAAGCATTGGCTTATGTGGTTATAATTCTGGCTATCGATGTCGCGGCAAAAACAAGAGCAACAACCAGCAGGGTGTACGGTACGCTAAATTAATTTTAAAAACGTATCGAAGAATTGAACTGGAGATGATACCTGGTTGTATGCACCGTGAGTGATCTAAATCATCATATATACGAAGTCGATGAGTTGGTTGTTGGAAATAGTTTAGAAGCAGTAAGCTATGCATTTTTAAATCAAAAAAATATCATACTGAACGATGTAGGCAAGCCTTACTTTTTTGATTTTTTCGACGCCACCGCCAAACTGGACAAGTATTTGGTTGATGCCGTAGAATATGAACTGACAACACCAACTGGTTCTAAGATTGTTGGGACCTCAAAACTTGAAGTTTGGGAAAAGTTAGTTTTTTGTTTATCGCTCGCTGGCCTTATCCCGGCATCAGATAAAGTTTACTCAATGAGGATTGAAGACAACAATCTTTTTAAAATTACAACTGATAATTCAAGAGTTCTAAGATTCAAGTTTGATAAATTGAGAATATTTGATAGCAAAAATATCAACGGCTTGGAAAACCCGAAAGAAGTTGATAATTTTAAAGTTATTGACTGGATAGATGTACGTTCTGGCATGAAACATGAATATGACTATTTTGGAACTGAGAAGAATTTTGTAAAAGATATCTATTTTTATCCTTCTCCCAGAACTGGTGACAAACAGAGAAAAGATCTTGTGACAGTGTCTTACATGACAAAAGAACAATTGGAAGATTTTGAATACTCAGATACATATGTCAAATTTAAAGTTTTAGATTTAATGAAAAAAGCTGGTATAAGAGGAGCGAGAAACGGAAGAAAGCCTAGTAATCCAGAGCAATATAATTACCACTCAGTAAAAATTGAGACATCCCACAGAGAAATCCAAAAAAATGAAAAACCAGTATTTGAAAATAAAGAATCAATTATTTTCGACTATAGAAGGGAAAGAGAAATTTATTTTCAGTCCGATGGGCATGAAGGATATTTAAAAAGAGTGAGTGAAGTGTTAAGTGCTTGAAAGTGGAACAAACATACAGCATACTTTTCATTTAGCTGGAATCGTACCGGTTGCAGGACAGCCACTAGATTTTAATTTTCCTTGGCATGATTCCTGCACACCCATTGCCCCCAATTACCTCGCTGTCGAGAGAGCAGTCGTTGAGTGCGCCTGGGCTGGATGTGAAACAATTTGGATTGTTTGTCATGATGATATGCAACCTCTTATTCGACACAGAATAGGCGAGGTAATAGAAGATCCAATTTGGCTAGGAAGAAACATGGATCCGCGCCCATCAGAGACGAGAAAACAAATCCCAATTTATTATGTTCCAATACACTCAAAAGATCGCGATAAAAGAGATTGCTTGGGATGGAGTGTATTATATGGAGCGTTGGTTGCATACAGCATCAGTAAAAAGATAAGTACTTATGTTGTTCCAAATAGATATTATACAGCATTTCCGTATGGCGTATATCCTCCAGAAATATTGAGAACATACAGAAAGCAAATATCAAGTGAAAGGCAGTTTATTTTATCATTTTTGAGCACAACAGTCAAAAATGGCGAATATTTAGGTTTCACATTTGATGCGGAAGACTTTAAAAACTGCAGACGAGAACTTAGAAAAGAAGGAACTGGCAGATATGTGCCAGGCAAAGGCTTGACAGAAAAGATGCTTCCAATTGAGGAAAGGTGGTCGGCCAGACACTTTCCTATTGAACAGGTGTTCAGCTCTTTATCTTTCGAAGGCGCTTTAGACGTGGAAGTTGATTGGTACTTCAAAATTGACAATTGGGAAGATTATTGTGAATATATGGGCTCGGAGATGAGAAAAGGCATGAAAAGACCATCAAAAGCGTTGTTTGACTACCACGAATGGAACCCAATTGGCGAGGACAATTTATAAGCTTTTTTGAATTAACAGGACTAATTAATAGTATGAAACTAACCAAGTCAAAATTAAAACAAATCATCAAAGAAGAGCTTGAAAAGCTTGAAAAGGCCTTAAGTGAAAGAGGATTTGGCGAAGGCGAACCAGCAAAAGATGAATTTTCAAAGAAGAGGGAAGTTTATCTTGAAGAAGAGGAAGACGAAGAGCCTATCAGCGAGAAGTCCGTATCTAAATCTCAACAAAGATTTTTTGGCATGGTTCGCGGATGTCAAGAAGAGGGCGACTGTCCTTCTGATAAAGTATCTAAAACTGCTGCAGAAATGGGAGAGTCTGATGTTAAAGACTTTGCTAAAACTAAACACAAGGGACTTCCTGAGAAGAAAAAGAAGAAATAAAATGATTGAAAAAATAGAGCTTGTCTCAATACTGATAGGGGCGCTTGGCATTATTGCCAGCGCTTCTTTTTTGTTATTCATATAAAAATAAAATGCTTGACACGAAGAGATAGTTGTGTTATATTATCTGCAGAGGTAAAAAAATGAAAACTATTGTTCACGTCAATCAACATATTATTCGCAAGAACACAAAAACTGGTGAGAGTAAGCCATGTTTAACTGTCAAGACGTATAAAGAAAACAGGTATGCTCACGAAGCTATAATTCGTGATGAAAATGGCAACGAAGTTGCAAAAATTGTATACAGTCCGCATAAACCATTATCTTGTGGTGCAAGATGTTGGATTGAAACTAAATATGATGTGGAGACCGTAATACATAACGATCCTTCAAACCTCATGAATATGGAATAGGAGACACATATTAATGACTAAAATTCCATTTGTTGGATTGCACGCACATAGCGGATTGAGCTTAAATGACGGTCTAGGATATCCACAAGACCACATGGAATTTGCCTATGAGAACGACGGAAATGCCCTTGCATTGACCGATCATGGCCACATGAATGGATTGCCTTATCAAGTTCTTCACGCGCGCAAAATGCAGGCTGATGGCAAGAAATTTAAGCCAATCTTTGGTGTTGAAGCTTACTTCAACCCTTCCTTAGATCAGTGGCGTGAGGAATACGAAAAAGCAAAACAAGAAAAGAAAAAAGGGATCAAGAACGAAATTGAACTATCTATAGAAGATGAAAAAGCTTCAAAGCAAAAAGTTGTAGACATTCTGAAGAAAAGAGATCACTTGATTTTGATTGCACAAAATCAAGTTGGGCTGAATAATATATTTAAATTAGTTTCGGAGAGCTATAAAGATGAAAACTTTTATCGTTACCCTAGAATTGATTATAAGCTTCTTGATCTATATGGCGACGGAATTATTGCCTCTAGTGCTTGTCTTGGTGGCGTTTATGCTGGTGATTATTGGGACTATAGGGACATTAGTGGTGATGCTGTTTTAAATGCCATGCGCCAAACGACAGAGCGCATGAAAAACATATTCGGAGATCGCTGGTATGGCGAACTTCAATGGAACAATATTCCCGAACAGCACGAGCTTAATCAGTATATTGTTCAGGTTTGCAAGGAGTATGATGTAAAGCTTATTTCTACCGCTGATAGTCATTATCCCAACCCTGACGCTTGGAAGGACAGGGAACTATATAAAAGGATTGGATGGCTAGGCAAAGGCGGCCTACCAGAATACATGTCTGCTGAACTTCCCTCCGGGGTTGAAGAGGTCGGATATGAATTGTATCCAAAAAATGGCGAACAGATGTGGGAAGCATATCATAACTATTCTAAGTTGGTTGGTTTTGATTACGATGATGACCTTGTGTTGGACTCAATCAAAAGAACAGAATATATTGCTCACGATCTGATCGAAGACTTTATGCCAGATAATGAAGTTAGACTTCCAAGTTTTGTTGTCCCTGCGGGTAAAACAGATATTCAGGCTCTGACACAAGATTGTCTCGATGGTCTAAAAGAAAAAGATCTTAATGAAAAAGAAGGATATGTTGATAGACTTAAAGAAGAACTTTTTGTTATTCGTGATCGTGGATTTGCCAAGTATTTTCTGACAATGAAGGCGATTGCTGACAAAGCGTCTTCCGTCCAACTGACAGGCCCAGGAAGAGGCTCTGCCGCAGGTTCTCTCGTCGCCTATGTCCTTAATATCACACAGGTTGATCCAATTAAACATGGACTTCTGTTTTCAAGGTTCCTACGTAAAGACGCAACAGATTATCCTGATATTGATTATGATGTAAGTGATCCGATGGAGTTGAAAGAGATGTTGATTGAGGAATGGGGATCCGACACAGTTGCTCCTATTTCAAACTATAACACTCTACAACTTCGTTCTTTAATCAAAGACGTATCGAAGTTTTATGATGTTCCTTTTATTGAAGTTAATAATGTGACGGGGAAAATGATCTTTGAAGCAACTCCAATTGCCAAAAAAGTTCATGGTATTAAATCAGGAGTATATACGCCAACATTCGAAGAAGTTATGGAATACTCAGAGACTTTGAAGAAGTTCCTTAATAAGTACCCTAACATCAAAACTCATATTGAAGCCCTTCTAGGACAGGTTAGGAGCGTCTCTAGGCACGCAGGAGGCGTCGTTATAGGCGAGAGCCTAGACAAGTGGATGCCGCTTGTTAATAGCGGCGGCGTGAGGCAAACTCCTTGGTCTGAGGGGCAAAACGTAAGACATCTTGAACCTCTTGGCTTT